AGGTGAATTGTCGTGTCGGGTTTCCAGCGGTCTCGGAACGTCAAGACGGCCTTGCGTGCCTCTGGGTCGATTTGATCGCCATGAGAACATCCGACAGCCATCCATTTTTTCCATCCCTTCATTTAAGTTCTGGGATATTGCGCTGGCTACGTTGTTCCCATATCCATGTGCGAACGGCCTCTATCGTGTCTTCGTCGAGTTTTGCAAACTCTCCGCATTCGTGCTTTAAGGCGCTCCGAAGCTCTTGATCTATGTCATCCACTAGGATCAAAATATCAAGTGCCTTGCAGGCCACCTCGTGCTCGTATCGCTCGGTCTCGTCAAACTCCAATGTCATTTTCATGCTTCTTCGTCCTCCTCTTCTTCTTCTGCGTCTGGAAATAAAATACTGAACGAGTCGCCTGCGAGTCCTTCGACGGCGTATTTGTTGCCGAATACGAATTCTCCGTGCATGGTCTCCCCTCCTTGCTCCCAAGACACGATGGCGAGGCCACAGTCGTAATGCTCCGACAAAAGCCGCTTCGCTTCCGCGAGTGCTTCCGTTCGCTCCGATTCAACCGTCGGTTGTTTTCGTTTTTTCAAGCAAGAACGTCGATTTTTTTAGATACTCGGTTGCGTAAATTGGCGAGCATATCGCGCTCAGTCATGCCCTTCGCCCAATGCGGACGCAGCTGATAGTGCGGTTCGTCAACGAACTTCCAATCTCCGCCCCATTCCATGCCGAGCGATTTGCCGAGCGTGCCGAGTTCGTGGTAGAGCGGATGCTCTCCGCAATATTCTTTGCCGCGAAAAATTCCGATATCGAAAGCGATGCCGAAGTTGTGGTTTGAATGTCCGGCGGCGGCCTTCGTGACCTTTTTTCCTGGTGTCGTCCGCCCCCGCGCATAGAGCGCATCCTGTTCCATATACGATCTCGTGCCGCTGATGATTTTAACGTCACATCCCACCTTTGCACAGATAGTCTTTGCAACGCCTAGGAAGGCGCGTGCGGCCTTTTGCGTCGCTGGGTGGAGCGTGGCAAGCTGAATCTCGCTGCGGTCGTCAAACGTCATTTTTTGAGGCTTTGGATATCCGGCAATTCGTAGCAGAATGTTCCGTAGTCGGTTTTCAAACATACCGACGGATTTTTAAACCCAGCGCATGACGTCAAAAACGCCATGCCCAAGAACGCAAATGAAAGAACGATCATCCAAAGCGCGATGGTTTTCGCGCTCATTTTTCTTTGCGGAAGATTTCGATGAGTCCGATGATCGCCGCAAGTGCCGAACCGATGGCGTCCCATTTCGCTGGTTCTAGGCTCAAGCCAGCAACTGCGCCGATGATGGCGATACCGCGAATAGTGGACGGTTCTTTCAATTTTGAGAATAGTGCTTTCATGGTTTTTTAGCTTTCAACATTTTATACAACGAAACCGCACCGATGCAAATTCCAAGAATTAGAGACGTTAGGCGAAGCCACGCCTCGGCCTCGCTGAACGAGATCAACACAGCCGTTGCGGGCGCGGACGTTCCGACAAACGTATGAAAAGCGTGGCCGTTCATTAGCTCAATCCGCCTTGGCTGATGAGTTCTTCGGTGAGCGTGCAGGATTGGAGGATGATCGTGCTTCGTTCGCCTGCGGTCGTGAGTTCAACCTCAATCTCGGTCGTGACCGAGGTGGCGTTAAGGAGCAGATCGCGCACGCCGAAAGTGTTAAAATCAACAGCGGCTGTTTTGCCTGCTGCTGCGCTCAAGCCGCTCTGGACTTGCAATGTTGGCAAGTCGGTGAATCCCTTGTCGCCGCCGAAATTAATATCGTAGTAACTATTCTGGACTCCGACGACCGTCGCGTTGCCTGCACCGATGCTGTCGAGTGCTTGGAGTGCTGTTTGCAACTGCGCGGCGGTCGTGTTTGCGTCGAGCGGATCGGTCTGGCGCAGGACTGTTGTGGCAATGCTGCCTGTCGTTACCGTGCCTGTGCCGGTTGTGATCGCGACGGCTCCTGCCGTTACGCCTAGCAAAAATTCGGTCGTTTGTGGGATCGAGCGAACGAAATATTGAAGCCCTGCCGTGTATCCGGTCAACGCGGTGAAGCCTGTCAGCACCACAGGCTGAGAGAGTGTCAGTCCGTGATTGGTAGCTGAAATGAATACGCCGTCGGTTACGGTGCTTGCGATGTCGACGTTGTAGGTCGGAACCGTAAAGCGATAGCTGCCGAGATACGGAGCGCGAGAGAATGACACCCGCTGAATTTCGTTGTTCAGCGTCGATCCGGTGAGCGTGGTGGCCACGCTGACCGTCATGGCCGTTCCGAGATCCGTCCATGTCGGCTCGTAGACTGCGGGAGCGAGACGGAGCTGAAGCTCTTGAATTTCGGCGTTGGTGGCATCTCCTACAAGTCGTTCGTCAATAAGCGCGGTTGTGGTCGGAATGAGTCGAGCGAAGTTTCCTGTGATCGCGCCCTGCGTGCCTGCGCTGTTGAACGAGACGACGAAGTTTGTTGCCATCGTGCCGTCCACGCTGACCGATCCTGCGGCGGTTATTGTTGAGAGCGAGTTGAGAGCGGACGAGATCGCGCCTGCTGTTGCGCTGAATCCTATCGCTCCGCTTGTCTGGCCGCCGAAGGACAATGTAAACGTGCCAGATGCTGGGACGCCTGTGCGGCTTCCTACGCCAAATTTTACGCTAGTGCCGGTGTAGTCGATCACATTAAACGGACTTGTGATATTGCCCGTTGCCTCCAGAAAATACAGGTTGATCGCGCCGTTGTCGCCCTTGACGAAGCGCGGCGTTGTAGCGGGTGCAAGGCTCGTCAAGCTCGTCGCCAGCCTGCGGTTCGTGGTGTCAATAAAAAGATCGCGTGCCATTTAGTTGGTGGCTTTGTCAACAGCTTCCCATTTGCCGAGCGGACACCTTTCGGTTGCCATGCGTAGTTTTGCCCACGTCGAGCATCCGCACTTGCGACAGCGGCCCGTGCTGTTCAAGGCGGCGGCGTCCCATTCGGGACACGCGCGGCACGTTGCTTCGCGGCTGGCGAGTGCTTCGGGTGGCGTGGTCGCAAAGCCTGCGCGAGCGAAGCGGTGCGCGGCTTGCCCAGCTCTAGCAATCATTTTGCTATCAAATGTTGCTCTCATTTGGAGCGAGTCACTACAAAAATGATTTAAATCCTTCTTTAATGTCGGGGAAGGAACGATAAGTTTTTTAGGTGATGTAATTTGTTCCCAAAGATCAAAGTCCTGTTGGTAGATTTTACGAATTTCTGACTCCTGATCTAGCGATTCTTGCCGATCATAAATAACAGGAGGCTCCCCAAGATTCATTTCCTCCCAAAAATCTTCAATATGATCTGGTGCGCGCCACCCATAAACTGGTTCCTTGTGGTTAAGTAGATAGCGAGATTGCGGGAAAAAGTGAAACGAAGGAAACGAATGGAAAGGAGAAAGTTTATTGCCCGATTTTATAATTTCTAATGCTGCATCTGGATCAATTTTATCTTCACGACAAGCGGCATAGAATTTAGTTATAGGGTTTGCGACCAATAGGGCGACCTTTGTGTTTGGCTTTGTTTGATTGGGCAATGCGAATTGCTGGCGAGTTGTTACATTCTTCCCAGAAATTCGTTGAGCGATGATTGATGAAAAAACTTTGAAATTTTGGGCAATGTTCCATTCTCCTCTTTCTAGGTAAATAATGAAACTCTGCGGTGGTTTATTAGGTAAGTTTTCCACAATAATTTAGGTAAAGCTAATGCTCCATGTATTAGATGTATATGCACTATCATCATCGTAGAAGATATCTGCACCAAGGAATGAAAAGGAATTAGTTGTTCCATTACTATATACCTTTCCAACATATCTATATTGCGAAAAGCAAAATGCTGTTCCATCCCCTACTGGACATTGTATGTATCCAGAAATGTGCGTATAATATTTGACCACCCCCGCGTCTTCTTGCGGGAAGAATTGAATAACAAATTCCATTGAACTTTTAACCTCTTCGAGTGGTAGTGGTGGAGGCCCATAATAAAGCGGATCGCTTACGCAAGTAGGCAATTCTGAAAAATCAGAGCCATCAAAAATAGTTGTTGCTCCATTGGGTAAGCAAGCATCGCCGGGCGAAGCAATAATAGGGTCTGAGATTGCGGAGAATGAGCAATTTAGAATCGGCGAAAAATTAATAGATATAGAAGCGGAACCATTAAATGTTCCGCCTGCTTGAACAAGATCATATTGGCCTTTGCTAATTTCATAGGAATTGTTTTTATCGGCATATATCAATGCCCCGAACATATCGTAGTAATATCCTGGCCCGCACGGCAACGGCGGCTCACAACACGCGCAATTCACAGCGCGAAGGCCGAGAGTGCCGTCGGTTTTGATCTTGATCGCGTTGGCTGTTCGCCCGATCACTCGCACTCCTCCGTTTGCATCCAAAATAAAAATCCGCCTCGCGAAGCTAACACATAAACACGGGACGGATCGGGCGGCGAGGGTGGAACTTCCATTCCTCCCGAACTTGCTTTGTCAAGATAATCGAAATTGTCGTTTAGACCCTTTGCCGAGATCGGCGTTGTCTTTGGCGACGACGAGATGGTGTAGGGCAATGACATTTTTAATTCTGTGTGCCAGTTATGATTATCATTGGCGTTGAAACAATAAGCGAATACGTTACCGCAACTTCAATCAAATCTGCTGCGGCGGATGTCGAGATGCCTCCGATTGACTGCACTTTTGTTAAGTTTTTAGAATCATATTTTAAATCAGATGGGCACGT